ATTTTCTTCTGGCCGTGGGCCAGGGCGTGAGTCATGCGGGTGCGGCTGTCGTTAACGGCGCTCCACTGCTTGACAACACGCACGCCGAACTTGCGAGCAATCTCAGTTGCATGCCAGTGAACGCCATAGTTAATCGCCCGCGCCGTCTCAGTGCGGGCGATGGTGGCCGCACGGGCCCCTTTGAAGCCGTCGTAAAGCTCGGCAACGCGCCGCACCGTTTCGTCTTCCGACCACCCCTCAGTAATAGCCTGCTCAATCAGGGCGGCCAGCTTCTCGCGAGTGGTAGACGATAGGTCTTTCACCAGCTTCCCGGCCTGAGTGGCCGCAAAGTCGGCCGCCTTCTGAATGTAATCGTCGTAATCGATGGCGTAGCCGGGGAACTGAGCGGCAGCGAGCTCCCAACCGTCGGCGATGGCAGCAATCATGGCCGCAATGAAGATGGCCATCCACTCTTCGTCAAGATCGTCTTGCACCTCGTCGTACCAGTCGCGCCTGGGCAGCACGTCGCCGGCTTTGATTTTGGCGATCACAGCCCGCTGCTCCTTAGAGAACATGGCCCGAACCTGGCTTTTTAGCTTGCGCTCAAGCGGCTCCTGGCTCTTGAGCCAACGCAGGGCGGCAAGCTCTAGCTTCTCGTCGTCGAGGGCGCGAAATCGAGCCTTCTTCTCTTTTTCGCCACCAGAGTTGGAACCTGCAGCCGGTTTGTAGGAGGCCCCCTCCGGCTCCGACGTCGCTACCACGCCGGCCGGGACCATAATCACCTGGCCTTTGCCGTTTGGTAGAGGATCAAGACCAACGTACTCGCGATACTCGTCAATTAGGATGGCACCAGCCCGAAGACCGTTAGTGAACTTCTTAAGCCTCACATCGGAGTTTTCTTCTACTGGGTCTTTGAACGCGAACTCGAGCCCGGCCGTTTCCCGGAACCGCGGCAACAGGTAATCGTTAATGGCGTCTTGCAAGCGCCACAACCGTGGCCTTAGCGACGCCTCCTTGTAGGAGCGGTCGTTCACCTCGGCATTGGCGCGGTTCACGTCTTCGACGAGGCCGATTTTGGAGGCCGGCACCTTGTAAACGGCCAGTATCTGGTCACGGGTAAACCGCGCCGACTTCAAAAAGTCGATGTCGCTCACCGGTATGGCGAGCGGCTGGTACTTCGCCCCGCGGCCGAGCACCGCCACCCCATCCCGGCGGTTTTGATAACGGTTTTTCCAGCGCTCGGCAATAATATCAGCCTCCTCGCGGGTGATGTCCTGCTCCGTCGAGATGAGGCCAGCCGGAACGGCGCCGTCGTTCCGCATGAGCGTTGCAGCATACGCCCGGAGGTAAACGTCGAAGTGCTGCGAGGCAGCAACGGCCTCGACTGGCGAAGCGGCGGCCCAAGGGTCACCGGGGTGCGGGTAGAAGATGCGGATCATGTCGCTGGCTGGGATGTCGCGCATGAACCCGCCGGGAATGTTAACACGCCAAGCGACCAGCCGCCCGTCTTCCACGATCGGGCCTTCTACCCAGAGCGGGCTGACGACCTGCAACCCTACCACTTCACCCCGGCTCCCGGTCACTACCAACCAGAAAACGTCGCCAAGCGTGTCGAGGATTAGCTGCGTCTGCTCAAGGAAGTCAGCGCCGCTTTGCAACTGGTTAGGGCGACGTAGAATACGCAATAGGCGATGGTCTTTAACCTGTTTGCGCACGCCGTTGTGATCGCGGTAAAGACCAGCTGTGCGGAAGCTCGCCCGCACGTCCTGGCTGATAAGGGACACTGCAACGTAAATCCAGCCAATATAGTTTTTGGCCTGCTCGTCCTTGGTCAGCGTCAAGGCAGCATTAGGATCAGTGCCGTTTAAAAAGCTGATGAACGAGGTGGCAAACTCCGCCGGCGGCGTAGGCAGCGGGGCGGCCCTGCGCCGGCCAAAAAAGCGTTCCAGTAGACTCATACGTATATCCCGTGCCCTCCTCCGGCTAGCTTCCAGTAGGCGCCGGTGAAAGCGTCCACCTGGTCGTCGTGCGGCCCTTCGGGGAACATCTCCAATTCAGAGAAAAAAGAGGTGTTCCAGTCCGCTTCCATCACTTCTATGTTACCAGCCTCAGCTGCGGCACTAGCAGGCTGGGCCCGTTTTTCCTTAGAATCGCGCGTGTAAGCCCACGAAACGGGCAGGT